CATCCTTGTGCATGTAAGGGCTGAACACAGTCTGGTAGATTCCAGGGTTGCCGTTCTCAGTAACTCGCCTTGAGTATGCATGAACAATCTCCACAAGGTTGCTTCGATCATCCAGCTTCTCACTGTTACCTGTTACTGGCGAAAGTCCCGTGTCCCACACGGTGGTGTTCCGTCCCGCTGTTCGCTTGATCTTTTCAACAAACTTTTCATCCCAATCACCGTTAGTGGCTTTCTCCTCGATCTCTGCCAAGGTGTAATAATCGCGTCGAAAGATGGCCCTGGCCCTGTGCCAATCCTGTGTTTCAGGGGGGAATAGAATTTCAAAGTAAGGTCGAAGGGCTACGATGCTGGGTTGATTTTTCGTCATCTGAGGCACGTCGAACACAGTCTTTCCTGTCTTCGCGACCTCGTTGATGTGTTTCAGGGCCTTCTGCCTCTTCAGGCCTGGGTTGCTACCAACCAACAGGTCAGCCAAGTATTCCTTCTCGTTTTTGAGAGCCGACTGGAGTGCCTCGATGTTTGGTGAGTTATCGGTTCCTCCCATGAACCGGGCGAGGCCTTCGAGGGATATTTGCTGTGGGACCTGGGCATAGCAGCGATCCCAGGTAGTGTGAAGGACACTCCAGCCGTATTGTGCTGCATATTCTGCGTGGAGTTCCAATTCTTCCTCAAAGTCAGGTTGCAACACTGTCTGCAACATCCACCGAAGATAAACACCGACCGCACTGGCATCTTCATGGTCTTTGCCTTCCACTCCTCCTACGTTCAAAGCAGCACGGCTGAGAGCGGAGGTAGACAACTGCACCATGAAAGAACAGACCTCATCTGCCAGACGGATGCGAGTGTCAGATGCACCCTCCCAAGGAAAGGGTTGCTGACCTAAGTCTCTTGCGTGTTTCTTGCCGTCCCTGCTCTGTCCATTCCAAGTGGAGAATCGTGTTTCATCACTCTCTCTGACTCGGTAGGTGATCCGCTCGTCGCTGTAAGATCGAACAAAGTCCTTGTGAAGCTCGGAGATGTTGGGGTCCGTAGTGTTTTGGAGTTTATCTCCGTCAACGTAGTTGCTGTGCATGGTGTTTGTCACCTAGGGCCTAGTAAGACCCTGGTTCTGATGTGTATTCGGCCTGACGTGGGACATACATTGGGTCCATTAAAATCAGGTAGCGCAAGGCGTCACAGGGATCCTTACAAGCCCCTTTGTCACCATCCGCATTAGTCCACGTCCTCAGACTGTAAATTAAGTTACCGCACTCCTCGGAGATATAGAGTTTCGGCTCATTAAGAACCGTCACTTCTTCGGCCAGATTATAGGCAAACAAATTATTGACAAGTGCAACTGATTCGTCGATATGCGCCATGCTTGCAGGAGTAAAATGTAACCCGTCTTGAGTTACTTGACCTCCAGCACCTCGATCCGGTGTAGCAAGCAAATCTATCAGCGATTGGTTGTGTTCTCGCTGACCTAACACAGCAGTTCTACCAGCTCTGGGATCGATGTATCTCTCATGGATCCCGCCATCAGATTTCTCCACTTCCCTGATCAACTGTTTCCACTGAGCAATGTTCCGACCGCAATCTGCTGTTTGTGCAGGTCCAGGTTTACCGTCGAGCTTACTGCTTGGAACAGCCCACTCCCCATGGTTCTTGTAATCAGGGAACTCCCTGTAGACAAAAACACGACCGAGATCATCGACCCTAGCCCACAAAAAGAACCAATTCCGATCTCCTGGTGTAGGGTCACAAACCATGTAGTTAGTGCCTTCCCTGGGAACATCAGAGGCTTTGATGATGTTGCGATCCGTGAACCGAGGGAACTTGCCCGTAACAGGGTTGGAGACGTAGCCATAGGCCCTAATCTCCAGCTCTTCCCTAGTCCTTCCTTTCAGTGTCTTCTGTAACCTGTCAAAAGGCGTATACGGGTTCCACTCCGAGAAAAACCAAAACAGCTTGCCGCTACCATTCTTGGTCCTCCCCTTATACGGCATGTGACCAGGAGGGACTCCAGGGATTGTGCCAGGGCTTTTAGGGTCAATCAGCTTGGCTTCTCTAGTCTCCTCGATCATGGCACCGTCCATGGCCGATTTGACAGCCGTAGAATACCCCTCGATTGGTGTAAACGTGATCAACATCTTCCCCTTGCGAGAGACAAGGCGGTATTTAAGCGTTTCTACCCAGGCTTGTGGCACCAACTCATCAAACCAGATCAAGTCCAACTCAGTTCCCTCTAGGGTGGATAGATCCTGAGTGTAATTTTTGAACCACATCTGAGAGTGGTTAGGGCCTACAATAGTCCTGCCTGAGAAGCCGTTCTTTTGGGTGAAAGAGATATTGGCTACAGAACGAACAGTCTTCTTCTGTTCCTTCCATTGTAGTGGCAAATACGTGTGAATGTAGGGCTGCTGAACCTGTATACTAGAGTCATTGCTAGAGTGACAGCACCAGATCTTCATGTTGGGCCTGTTCACCATGGCCCTAACCATCCTCGAAGCTAGGTAACGACTCTTGCCACCACGATTGCCACCGAAGATGTAAATCACATCGACATCAGGGTTATCGATTGCATCATCGACATCTTTCCAATGATCAAAGACTCCAGAGGTATTATGATGATCCGTTCCATAGGTGTATGGATCAGCAGCCTCAAGCTGAATCAGTTCTTCCCTCTTCTGGTAATACTCAAGAAGCTTCCCCTGATCGTTCAGAGCTTCAGCCTCTTCCCTGGTAGGGATCTTGATGATGGGATGCGGAGTCCACTTCATGCCCAACGATCAAGCTGCTTTGGAACACCCTTGCAGATCAGCTTATCAGTCCCTTTCTCAACCCATACAGGGATCTCCAGGCCCTTTTGGAACAACTCATTGTCTTTCACCCTCACCAACCCTATCTCGGTCTTAATTAGGCTCCTGTTGAAAGGCCTGTCTACTACCTTAGCCATCTTTGGCTCTTTACCAGCTCTCCACCTAAGGTCAGGTGATTCCAGCATGGACCTGCGCCTGGCAGGTCTTCCCCTCGTTCGCTTCTTTGTTTCAGACATAAAATAACTCTTCGCAAAAGGTGGTCCTGGGCAGCTTCTGACTCTTGCTCATGTTGCACCTAGGACACGCCACCCTCAAATTCCAAGGCTCATGTGGGCCTCCCTTAGAAATAGGGATGTGATGGTCAATGTGATAACCAGACTCAAAGTCACCACAATAAAAACAAGGCTTGCCTACCAATGGGTTCACCATCAAATCAGCCCAATCTGAACACCCCTGTGCATCGCCTTGCCTCTTCTTGACCCTATACTTGTGACAATGAAGGTTGTGCTTATCCAGGTTGGCTTTCTTCCACTTGCGGCTACAGGCCCTTACAGAGGCCTTGTTGGCCTTGTAATAGGCATTGCTGTAGGACCGATACCTATCAGGGTTACGGGCCTTCTTGGCCGCACAAGAACACCTATTGGAGCAATACTTTGCCCAGGGCATCTTCGATTCATAAGTGGCACCACAGACCACACATTGTTTTTCCATGACTCCTCCCAAAAAGCCAATTACCAACCCGGTGGGAGAAGTGCGTTTGACATTTAGCGTCCCCTCTTAAATGTCAAAGAGGAGGGGCCTTTGTCATTTGGGGTGTAAGTGGAGATCCGCAACGATTTCTTCATTCCTAGACAATGAGTGACCCCCCCTACCCCCTTTGTCTATGCGGTGTTAGTCATCTTTCGCACAATATGTCTTATGTATAATTAAGTGGTTTACCCATGGTTGCTCTCTGGCAACGACTTAGGCTCAACAACCTCTGCATCTATAACTTCTTTCTCCCTTTTAGTGGCCTCAAGCAGCTCTTTTAGACTATCTGAGGTAATCTGGACCGACCTGTGTTCAACAATTGTCGAAGGTTGGCCCTCTATCTGGAGGATTTTGTCAGTTACGATGCCGAAGGGGACGGAACAATCCTTCCCCTTCATTTCCCCGTTCTCCACTGCTTCATGCATCTTCCCCAACAGTGCGTCCCTTGTTGCTTTAAGTCTGTTAAGCAGAGCAGCTTTACCATTAGCCTCTATATCCTCCCTCTTGGCTATGGCTGCTATGGTTTGCTGGTTAGTGCTGAAGATTGCTGAGAGGACTTTCTGTGAGACACCCTCCTTGATCCCTCTGACCAACGCTGCGTATCTCTCAGGGTCCTTCCGCTTGAGTTCCTGGCCTGTATATTGGGTGTCAGTGGCTTTCCTTTCACCCCACTTAGTGAGACTGCCTTTAGGCATAAATTAATGGGAGGTGGAGAATACTTGACTGTATTCTTCCAACCTCCCATCCAAGTTTAATTATTTTTGAGGCATTCTGCAATACCTATGTTAGTCACCATCAGTCAAATCCTATGACTGGACCCTGGAAGAAGCTCTTGAGGGCCTTGATGCCTCCTACAGTGCCGTTCAGGCATGTCAGGATTATGTCTGCTATGGTGAGGCAGTAGATGCGTTCTGTGTCATATCCGTCAATGATGTATGGCTCCCAGGTGTTTGGGTCATCAGAGGGTTGTTTTACGCCTGACCATGGCCCTGCGACTTGGGCAAGGGCGTATTTGCCTCCTGCCAGAGGGACGAATATGGCGAGGATCATGTAATTTGTCTCTGGGTTCCACCACTGCGCGGTGACTCCGTGTTCGTGCTTTAGGCACACTGTTGGTTTTAGGTTCATTGGTATTCTTCTCTTTATAACCCCAACCCTCACAGTCTGGACATAGATCCTGGGTCCTAGGTGTCACTATCCACCCGGTTCCTCTGCATGTCTGGCATATCACGCGGTCTTTTCCTCTTTACGGGCCTCCCATTAAACTGAGCTGGATCTCCACCTCTGGTAGACCAGAAGTGCTTGCATCCCTTGTCAATGTCTGTAGCTAGGCCGTAGTAATCCAGCCCTCCATCGTCGTTCTGTTGCGGTATGTCTTCCATTAGAATGGGTATGTCAGTTTCTCCTGAGGAAGAGCGTAGAGATCTCCTCTTCCAAAGTTGGTGATATTCTCCTTAGCCAGTAGCTCTTGTTTTGTGGCTAGGCCTACGAACTTGTAGGTGGGGAATGTGCCTACCATCAGTGCGTAGAGGTCCACTCCTTCACCCTTCCACTTGGCTGCTATCAGATGTCCCTTGGCGTATTTGGTGGTCTTGATATCCACGGTGAGGCCGTTGTGAAGGATGCAGTCGGCCTCTGGGATCACCTCTATCTGGAAGTCGGGATAGACGTTAAAGATCTTGCAGTAAGCCATCTCACCCGCAATACCCTCTAGATCGGTCTCCTCGTCACTCTGAGGGCCTTTCCGCACGTTTACCTTCCCTTGCTGCCGTGCGTGTTCATAACGCCTTTTAGCGAGGAATCTGGCATACCTCTGCTCTTCAGGTGACAGCGTGACTTCCATGTAGTTACATTTGGCTCCAGGTGTTTGTCACCTCGACCAAAAAATCTTGTTCGGACATTGCGTTGAGTATGGAGTGATCAGCCTTCACCGACTTCACACTGGTCTCCGATACATGATCATCCTTCAGCCCGGTATCTCTGATGATCTTCCAGACCTGACCACCCGAGTTCCTGACCCACTCACCCTCAAATGGGAACCTGACATCATCGATGATCAGCATGTTGTATCCGTGGTTCCTGTAGTGGTTCCATGCCTCCAGCAATCGTTTAATCCAGATGTCCTTTCCATGAAGCTCTTTCATGGACTGACCCACTGCCTGATATACGGGCCTCAGGACTGCCTTATCCTCTTCTTTGTAGGTCCCAAAGATCTTTGCCACCTCTGCCTTGATCGGGTCTCCGAAACCCAACCTAATAGGCACTAGGCCCTGCTGTTCAGCTAAAGAAATGAGATGCCTTGCTGCTGTTGTCTTCCCGCTACGTTTGGTACCCGCCAAACCTATGATGAATTCGCTCCTCTTCCCCGTCATCAGTTCCACCTGTTGTTTACCTGCTCCTCTTCTTCCTCTTCCTCGTCGTCCTCAATCTCTGAATATTCCTGCACATCAAAGTCTGAATCTGCCTGACTCAGAATAGACAACCCATACATAAGGTTGCCTAGTTGCTGGGGGGTGTTCACTTCATTAAGACATTCGACGATATTACCTTCATGATCTTCGAGAGAGATGGTGATAATCATTTGATGCTATTGACTAGTATTGGGCCTTCCTCGACTCCTTTGAATCTACTATTCCATCGCGTGTATTCCAAGGACACCTTGGCCTCTTGAACCCCATTTCTGTTCTTTCGGATCCAGAAGTTCACGATCCCGTCATCCGGCTCCTCATCAGAGGTGTTCTTCATGAGGAATGCTACACTGTCAGCATCCTGTTCTGCTGTCCCAGAGTCCCTCAGATCTGACATCCTGGGTATCTGCTTCTCACGCTTTTCAATCTCCCTGTTCATCTGAGCCAACAAGATCACCGGGACACCACACTCCAGTGCCATGACCTTGATAGTTCTGGTGATTGCTCCGATCTCGTTGACCCGGTTTTCATATCGTCCAACACTCCTAATCAGAGTCAGGTAATCAATGACCAGCATGTCCACACCCTTGTCCTGAACAAACCTCCTAGCTTGGGACCTGAGCTGATCTACGGTGATGGCCGGGGTGTCCTCAATATGGATCGGTAGCTCGAAGAAATCCTTAGCCGCCTTAGCAAGCTTGGTTTTGTCACCCACGCCTGTCTTCAGGTAGTGCCTCACATCCTCTCCCGACATGATGGCAACAGCTCTTTCAGCGATGCTGTTGTAAAGCATCTCAAGGGACCAGATAGCCACCTTCTTGCCCTGCTTGGCTGCTTGGATAGCAAGGAACATGGAAAAGGCAGATTTACCACCACCGGGACGACCTGAGATGATGTAAACAGCCCCAGGGAGAAACCCTCCAAGCTTGTCGTCCAAACCATAGATCCCGCTTTTGATGGAAAGATCTGGGACACCGCCATCCTTAGCACTCTCTAGAAGGTCCATAAACCCCCTCTGAGCCTCTTTCTGGTCCTTCTCGGTAGTCATACCCTTGGTGGTTTCCCAAAGAGCGTCCTGAAGGCCCTGAAGAAGCTTTTCGGGATCTTCCTCCTCCTGTGCTGCTGTTAGTGCATTGTAGTGCTTCAGGAAGACCTGTCGCCTCACGTATACGGCATAGGCTTGTTCAGCATAGTAAGACAGGTTTGAAGCGGTTGAGGACTCACGTATCAGGTCGTCAATGTAAAGAGCCTCAGACATGAGTTGGCGACTGACTGTGAACTGGTCAACAGTTCCTCCAGCTTTGACAACAGACTCACAAGCAAGCCACACGGAACGGTTCCTAGGATCAGCAAACCAATCCTCTGAGATTCCAAGCTCCTTGGCTTCAGTAAATGCACCCAGGAGAACACAGCCTAAAAGGCCCTTCTCAGCAAGGATGTCCTCGGGAACATCGTAATCGATAGTGATGGTGTTTTTCTTAGCGGAAATCATACCTTGTAGAACGGTTTCCCTGCCTTGATGTCAGCAGGGACAGAGCGAGAGACAGAGTTCCTTTTGGATCTTCCAGCAAGGATGATCTCAGTCATGATCTCGTCTCTCTCCTCCTTATTACTATTACTATATATATTATCTCTATTAGTTAGTGTCCGTCCTCGCGGACATGTTATATCGTTAACGTGTCCGTCCTCGCGGACATGTCGTTGGGCCTTGGTGTTAGTCATAGAGGCCAATTCTATCGGCCTTCCCTTGCCCCTGGCTAGGTAGCAAGTGGACCTACCTGCCTTTTTCTGGATCAGCCATCCGTGTTCAACCAAATTCTTCAGGGCTTTCCAGAGTCGGGTCTTACACACTCCGATTCTTTTGGCCATGGTTCGCTTGTCGTCAAAGCAACAGCCCCTCATGCACACGTAGAGGTAGGCCTCCCTCTCGATCAGAGAGAAGCCTACCTCATAGATGTGTTCAGGGACCTTTGGAATCATACTCCAGCCCAGGCTCCCTGGTAGAACTCCCGGTCATAGTGCGGACTGTCATATCTGAGAACTGGCTCAAACAGGTCCAGAAGATCAGCTACGGCTACGGCCTTCATGCGCTTGATCTTTCTTTTAATGTAAGCAGCCCGATCCTTCACGGTCGGCATGTCCAGCTCCACGTATACGCCAGCAATGTCGTCCAGCGTGAATCCGTCACACAGGTGATGGAATATCATGCACAACTCTGCTGAGTCTCTCTTCATAATCCCCAGCCGTGTTAAGTCCGGCCCACTCATGGATCTTTCATGGGCCTTACCGTGACAGCTTACGCATAACCACACGGTGTTTTCTCCGCTCCGTGCCTTAGGCACTACGTGGTGCTGGTGGCTTGCTGGCTTCCCGCACTCAAAACATGTGTTTGACGTGTTCATCGCGCTTCCAGCTACAGCAGCTCAATGATTCCAGATTCAACTTTAGGACACCGGGCATATTTCACCTTGATGCCTTTGACCCACTTGTTCCAGTGGTAGCAAAGCTTTGCGTAGACTTGGTATCGCGATGCACCGTAGCTCTTTATTGGAGAATGCTTCAGTGCGAGGAAATGGTTCCTCAAAACAAGTATAGGGTCATCTGATTCCATATTAGTCCCTTTGCAGAAACGATCATGGAAAATGGTATAAAGAGCAGGATTCCTCTGCATTGCCTGATAGATAAAAGCCCCGTAGGGAGGCCCAAAGCAGATCGGTTTGGCAGCAGCAGAAGCGGCTGCTGCCTTAATATACCGCTCTTCGTCGCGTTTGATTTCATTCAAGATTTCGAGGTTGCCAATCGGTCCAGTTTTAGTTGTAGCGAGATTAATCCTGAACCTTACCAATGCTGCTAAATGGCTGCTGTATTTTAGGCCTGCAATATGAATCGAATCTGTCGCGCTCCGAGGCCTTCCGTTGTCTATCGTGAATATTGTCTTTTCGCTACAACTAAGGTTCTCGGCTACCATTAGTCTGACAGGCATGTTGGCTGCAATGACTGCATACAAGCGGTGCTGACCGTCAATCAGGTCACCATCCAAGTTGAACTTAATAGTTTCTCCATTCTCGATCCATTGGTTTGCCCTCATCTCCCTTTGGAATCTGGACACCAAAGGCTTCGATAGCCTGCGGTTCACGCGGTTTCGTTTCAGCCACTCCCTAGCGATTTGCGGGGTGACATTGACATTTTTAACACTCGGACTGTTATTCATTTGATTACTTTCTTTTTTAGGTATTCGATTAGTTCTTTTGCCTCTTCACCACATGACCTAAGGCCAACCACAAGCGACCTTGCCTTGTGTCGATCCACCATGTTTGCATCCAGTAGGTCTCGCACGTAGCTGAGATATCTTTCTGCTTCGCCTGGGTCATGTGTTTCAGCTGCGGGGAAAACGGGAGGCAATGGAGTTCCTTTGTCATACCAGAACACTCGCTTGGCCAAAAAAGCCTCTGCAAAATCCTGCATTAACTTAGGCATTTTCCCCCATGCCTCCCGTTTTAGTTGGAAGACTCTCTTAGCTCTTGGCGACACCTTGGCTAGTCGAGTTGAAACGCGATATAATCGCTGCTTTGGATGGCGTATAGGAAGGCCATGCATCAAGCTTCATGCAGGACAAAAGCTGCCTGTATGCAGCTACAACCTCAGTCTCAGCTTCAGCGACATCGGCTTCAGCTAAGATCAGTTGTGATGCGTCAAATGGAGGCTCAGTCTCCACAACAGCCCAAACCCACTTGCGAACCTCCACGCCTGCTTTCTGCAAGATCCTGGTGTAGTTATACTGCTGCCAGTCATAACCAAGGTCCCTGCATTTACGCAGAAATGCCCGTGGGTTCGCTCCACCTTTGGCTGTTGTTTTGATGTCAATGACGGTGTCCCCGATCAACAGATCGACACGACACTTCACGTCAAGCCCCTTGACAAAGTCTTCGCAAAACACTGAGACTTCGGATTGAGGGTTCCGAATGTGAGCTTCTCTGACCTCCGACAATTCTGAGTATGCGGCAAACATCATCTGGATTGATCGGAGGTCGTCTTGCTTTATCACTTGAACGCCCTTCTCCTCTTGCTCTGCCCAATATTCCTTGGACGCCTTTTTGCGTCTGTCCTCAAACTCAGGAGGACACACGCTGACCTCATCGTCGAACCTTGAACGCTCAAGCGCATACAGGTGAAAGAGGGTCCCCTTCTCCATGGAAGGAGACCGCCTTTCGGTGAAGAGCTTGTTGCGATAGGCATGAAAAGCCTTTGGCGTTACCTTGAACTTTTTGAGTTCACTGGTGGACAAAGCTTTGTCAGCCCTATACACAGGCTCGGCAAGGTTCTGGTAGATCCCAGTTGAATAATTAGATCTGAATTTCATCAACTTCCTCCACCTGGTCATAATCAACGGGATGACCTTCCAGCTTTTTGCCCTCAGGCGAAGATAACACTTCCTTCTGGGTGCGTTCGTTCAGCTTGTCCCAGTTGTGTGGATGTTCCTCAAGCTCGTAGAACCAAGTGTCGTTTACAAGGGGCGGCACCGGGAATCTGAACTTACTCTCATCCGCATAATCCTTAAGGTCAGTTCCTGATACCCTTGGGACCGGCTTAAACCCCTCAACGTAAGGCACCAGATTCCCTTCCGATCCGGTAAAATGTTTCACTTCAATCATTAGGGCCTTACCCAGAAATGCATCTAAATCTGATTTGACCATTGAGTATCCACCCGTGATCGCATCGACAAAATGACGCAACTTTGCCTTCTCGCCTGTGGACAGGCTGACCTTTTTGCTAATGAAGGCAGGTTTTTCCGGTTCGCCCTCCTTGTATTGCTTGCAGCATTCACTTGCCTCAAACATGAGCTTGATCATCGGCCTATGTTTGGTTTCGTTGGCGAAGGTTTTAGGCTGAGTTCCAAGCGTGGCGTATCCAATAAACCTTGCGCTTGTCAGACCTTCGGGGATGTCGGGTGCAAAGGTTTTCTTTTCTCCTACTGGTTCAATCTTTATTGCCATTATCTTTTCCTTTCTTTTGTTGTAGTTGTCTTTCTTCTTCTAACGACTTCAGGTCTGCATGTTGCAGAATCTGAAGCAAATCTTCTGCGTTGGGGAAGATGGCTACCCACCTTCCAAAAATCCTCCACACGACCACCGGGATCTCCCACTCCTTGGCATCACCCATGGCTTGAGCCATCCAGTCCTTGAGCTTGGCAATCTTCGCGTTCTTGACCTCCCAATGAATGGGACTGGTGTCAGGGCATGTGACATCAGGTGCATCACATCCCTGCTGCGATTGGTGGAAGCCAGTTCGCTTGGCTGCAAAGCCGAAAAATCTCAGCACTGCTACCCACATCCTCTCGCCTCTCTTGCCCTTATCCTTAGCGTTCACCATCTCTGATGAGTCCCAATCGTTTCATTTTCTTGACCATGTCTATCATCGCTTCTTTGTAGTTTTTGTATTCAGGGAAGTCCTGAGCGATGTCGTCCCAGTAAAGGCCGGGGTGAGTTCTGATAACTCGTAAGTCTTTGTTAATGCGTATCATGGGTGTTAGTCATACGTGCGTTGTGAAAATAAGTGAAAAATTTTGTCAGGACGAATTGTGTTGATTTAATTCTGCTAGGTGTCAAACACCCTATATGCCTTCTATTCGCGCCTTAGGGAAAAAGTGCTTGGCGGCTTGGTTAGATGACCGCCTTCTCAATCGCTGGAAAAAGTATTGTGAGAGCCTGGGGATGACCCAGACTGATCGCCTTGCTCTTCTATTGTCTGAAGATTTGAAGCGAGCAGATGAGAGAGCATATCGGAAACGTCAACACCAAGCAAAGTAGCTGCCTGGGTAGCCAATTTGGTTTGTTGTTCTGTCAATTCCATGTGGTGTTAGTCATGTAATACGATCCCACAGTCGGGAACGTGCCAATTATTTTTATATTTTTATCAGACACCCTCAGACATTTACTGACCAACCCTAAAAATCCAGGAGGAAGAAATGCACAATGGCATTGTGGGGGTCAGGGGTTCGACTCCCCTCGGCTCCACCAAATTTAACTCAGGGGAACCTTCCCTTTTTCTCTCCAACCAAGACCAGAAAGTTGTTGAGGAAATGTGGGAGACAGGTGTCTCCCTAATCCAAGTGTGGTCCGATTGGTGTCGGTTGTATCTCGTTAGCGATCAATCGGTCAAGCAATCTGTTCATCTTTTTTTATCCCACCTTCAACAGGCCCACTACAGCCGCCGCTATCGCCAGGAGTTTGGTTATGTCCTAGGACGTCTCAGCTTGTTCATAGATGTCGAGGTCCCCATCTGTCAGGTCTCCACAAAAAGTTGGTGGAGATCTCTCGATGCAATGAAGGCTGGAGATGCAGCCAGAAGGAAGGTGTCCGTGTTTTTGAATTGGTGTCTTAAGCAAGGGTTCATCAAGGAACCCGTTGTGATCCACGGCAAGCCATCTATGCCTGATGGCGAGATCCAGGTGCTACCCAATCGAGTTGTTGCCTCGCTTATCCAAAGCTGTCCTTTAGATCTTCTGGGTTACCTCTGGTTGTGTCTTTGCATGGGCCTGAGGGTTGCTGAAGCGAAGCGGACTGAACACCTAGCCCACCGGGATGGATGCCTGATTGTTGGGGCCTCTGCTGCCAAGACCAGAACTAGACGAGTCTTGGACATTCTCCCTGGGCATGAGAAGTTTGCTGAATTGATCCAGCCTCAGATCAACCTGAAGAAACGTATGCTTGCTCTCAGGGCCGACTCTGGGATCTCCGACTGGCCCAGGAATTGTATGCGCCACACAGCAGCTTCTCACTGGCTGAACAAGCTACGCTCCGCTGAGTCGGCTGCACTCCACCTCGGAAACTCTCCGGTCATGCTGCATCGACACTACAAGGCCCTAGTCACCAAAAAGGAATCAGAAGAGTTCTTCGCCATCTGGGACAAGGCATTGTCAAGAAAATTTGGTTAGGCCCCTCACGGTGCTAAGGGGTCCAACTAAAAATACTTGATTTAATGTGTTGACGTTTAATTAAACGTGATACATATTAAATCAAGTCAGCGGCAATGAGGCCGTTATGACTAACACCTAGAAAAAACAAACATGAAAAATCGATACGCTGATTACATTTACGAAAACAAAAAAGGAACCCGAATCAACATCCACAAGTATAATTTAGATACGTCAGAAAGAGCGTGGAACGTTTGGTGGTATGAAGGTGGAGAGCATTACAGCTATTCTGAGTGGGGCGATATTTTTCCTACAAAACATGCAGCCCGAAAATGGGCTGAAACTGAATTTGGGCCTATTAAAAGCATCAACCCCAAACACAGTTGGGTTGGCGCATGAAGCACTGGAGATTGCCAAGAAAACCTAGAAGAAAGAACAAGTATGACCATTACTATCGAAGAAGCAAAAAGCATATGGGCGAAAGTCGAGAGACTCGACAAGACCAAGACAGTATTTATCGCTGGATTAACCGACATCCTGACAGCACTAGGATTTGATCCCGTTGAGGGGTATGAGGACTACGTGGTCACTAGGAACATGTTTAAAAACATTATTGAAAACATGCATAGAGAGGATGAGGACGCGAATAGGCTGAGTGAAATACTCCTCTCCTGCAACATCTCCGTCGATGCCTTGGCTGACATGTTGGATTTCTACAGCGAAAATCAACACGCCTGAATGACTAACACCTATATGAAAATTTTAGTTGCATGTGAATCAAGCGGAACTGTCAGGGATGCATTTATTGCTAAAGGTCATGAAGCAGTAAGCTGTGACATTTTACCCTCCGAGGTTAGAGGCCCGCACATTCAAGGGGACGTCCTTGAGGTGATTGATCAAGGATGGGACATGATGATAGCTCACCCACCCTGCACATACCTTTCATCTTCGGGGATGCATTGGACAACCAGAGGTCTCAGAGACCCTGAACTCACTGAAGATGCTTTAGCGTTTGTCCGCAAATTGCTCGATGCAGACATAGATAAAATCGCGGTTGAGAATCCAGTGGGAGCAATCAGCACCCGCATACGAAAACCTGATCAATACATTCATCCGTATCAATTTGGGGATGACGCATCAAAGAAGACTGGCCTTTGGCTTAAAGGGTTGCCCTGCCTTGTTGCTACCGATTACGTCAAACCTAGGTTGGTTGATGGTAAGCCTAGATGGTCTAACCAAACAGACTCAGGACAAAACAAACTTGCCCCATCGAGCGACAGGTGGAGGAAGAGGTCAAAGACTTATCCCGGCATTGCACTGGCCATGGCAAACCAGTGGTAATATGACTAACACCTTATTGTTGTAATGAAGGCACTTTACCTATTCCTGCTCCTTTCCACCTCTGCTTTGGCTGATCATGTGGTCGCATTGACCATCTTGGCTGAAGCTAGAGGCGAGGGGGAGGCAGGCATGACATCAGTGGCTTGCGTGATTCTTCAACGCAGCATTGAGCGGGGGATCACCATGCGCGAGGTCTGCTTGCAAAAGCTTCAGTTTAGCTGCTGGAACGGCAAGTCATATCAAGATCTAGCTCCCCTACTCCGCACCCCTCAAGCAAGACATGCACTATGGCTTGAGGCCAACCCTGACAGGTTGGATCTGGACGTAATGAAACATTGCAACCATTACCATGCCGATTGGATCCAAAGGCCATCCTGGGCCAAAGGAGAAAAACCATTGCTCAAAATTGGAAGACACATATTTTATCGACTATGACTAAAAGGAAAGTCGGGCCTCCCAAAGGGTCTCAGAACAGAATCAAGGTGGCAGGGAAACCTGCCTCCTCTTTTTTGCACATGCGGTGCCGACCCGATCAAAAGGAAGCTTGGACTGAAGCTGCCAAAGCCGAAGGCAAGTCACTGTCTGACTGGGTGCAAGATACCTTGGATGCCTCTTGTCAGTGATGTTAGTCACCATGTAGGGTGATGGGGTGAAAACCGCTATTGCCGTCATGGCCTACAACAGGCCCGTGTATCTTAAAAGGTGCCTAGAAGCTATTGCGTCGTCCGACTCACCACATGATGTTCACATCTTCATAGACTCCCCCGCAAAGCTAAAACAAAAAGTAATCCCCACTGATGAAGTCCCTGGATACCTTGAGTGCCGTAAGTTAGCCCAAAGCATACTCCCTGAAGCTACCTTCCATTGTTCAGCCGCAAACATTGCCCCATCGCCAACAAGCATAGCCATGAAAGCATGTTTGTTTGATGTCTACGGATATGATAGGTGCATCCACTTGGTGGACGATTTTGTTCCGACAAAAAGCTTTTGGCCAACAATGGAGATGTGGTTCAACTACGCACAAGGAGACATGCGATATGGAACTCTAGGCTGCTACAGTGAGAGGAAGGGTGAAGACCATGACAATTACCTCAACAACATCACAACCTGTGGTCACCTTGTGAGTTACGGGCTAGAGAAAGAGAAGTGGGATGTTTGGAAGCACTTGGCACTAGAGGCGGCTGAGATCTACTGGACAAATCACAGGCCAAACTACTACGACAAGCTTACAGAGTGGCTTGCTGGCCTCGGTTTTAAAGACAGGTTTGGCACGGAGTGCGACGCAATTTTAATTAGCCTCATGATCAAGTTTGGGCAGGTGCCAGTAAGCACAGTTGCTAACCTGGGGGAATATGTAGGCGTCGAGGGAACGTTCGGGAGTGAGGAGGATTTTAACCGGATGTTTAAGGGAGTCCCTGTTGATGACTTCCTGCCCAAGTTTGAAAAACCACAACAAAGATTTTTTGACGTAGCACTATCCGCACTCAGGGAACGCTACAAGTTTTGTGATGAGACAGAAGCAACTGTTGGTGGGTAGTGGTCCTTACATAAAAGAATGGTGGGGCATCCACTCTGGAGCATTCAAATACGTTAACTGCATAAACACCTCCATCGAGGTTGTGGGCATGAACCATCATCGGTGGTATGTCAGCGAGGACTATTTCTATCATCACGACTGGTCAATGCCAAGTATGCTCAAGCGGCTGGGGCAAAAGTTTGTCGCTTTAAAAATGACGACCTCTTGGATCAAGAAACCCCATTTCTACGACTGTCCTTGGAATGGGACAATGCTGGTCAATTGTATTTACGACATCTTGAACAGGGCTACCCTTGATGAGACCCCCACTGAGTTAAGCCTTGTTGGATGTGACCTGGATTACTCTGGTAACAAAACTCATTTTTATGAGGGCGGCACAAACGATCCCAGGCGTATTCCTGATGATATTCTCATAGGACACCTCTCTAAGGTTAAGCGGGACTTTTCTCCAATGCATGAAATCCTCACCCTGGGACCCACCCCCAGCATCCTCCCCTTCCCTCAGGGGGACCCAGAACTCGTATGGAACCCTGGATCATAACAGCAGGAACCCCCTCTCACGATAGTTTGAGACACAATTATTTTGAGGCGTCTCTTAAAAGATGCGAACCCGTGTCTTGGATTCATTACCAAAGACCCAGCGGCTCAAATCCGAGAGGTGACTTTGGATGTGGGGACTGGATGGAAGTTATGAAGTGGAAAATCAGATGTGTCATAAATTCGCTCAGAATCGTCCCTGAGGAGGCTTGTGTGGTTGTTAGCGACTTGGACATAGTCTGGATGCCTGGAGCCTTTCAGGAGCTTAATGAGGCATCAAAAAGGGGCATATATGCTATGTGTGAAGATGAGCAGGCAAGACTCAATGCTGGATTGATTGTTGGCAGGAACACGCCAGAGTATCGATGGCTCTTTAGCCAGTGTTTAGCTTACATGTCATCCAACCCTGGGAAGCACGACCAAGATGCCCTCAGGGCGGTGGGTGGCTGTAACGTTGGGACTCTTCCTCCGGCCTTCGCTAACACGAAGACACAGAGGCTAACGCCTATACCGAAGGTTTTGTGCTTTCACGCAATCTGCACGATGGCTGATGAAAAGCAGAGTAGTATAGAGAAAAAAGAGGAGATGTTAAGAGGATGGTTGACAGGTGTTAGTCATACGTCCTAAAGTTGTCTTGCCTGCCAATAGCAAGCGGCTGTTGGGTTACAGGTGGGGTTTCCGAAGAGACGCACATCTCTAAGGCGACAAACGACTGGTTTATTCATACTTGTTAGTTACTAGGCTCCCTCCCCCTGCTGTTGGATACTACGGGGGGAGGGTTTCTTTTTACCTGAGGCCTAACTTTCTCAGGTGATCTTCGGCCTTCTCGACCGATCCAAACACGGGACCAATGCGCTTGCCCAGTTTGCTGTAAACTCTTACCCCTGCCCTTGAAGATGTTTGGACAGCTCTGTATCCAAGATCGTTTTGGTAAACAGCCCCACCCCTCTTATTCAAGCTTCTCACCGGAGAGAATCTGGTGCCTCTAACTTCCTTGGTGAACACTCTTCCCTTGTTGGTCGGTGCTGGGTAAGGGAACTTGTATTTCACCGGATCAATGATCGGGTATCCATACTTCTGTCCCTTAAAAGAAAAGTTGGAGGTTTCTCCTACTAGATGCTGGCTGGAGTCAGCCTGGAACTCCTCGATGGAGTTGTAGACCTTGGGCTTCCCTATGGTGGCTTCACCTATGACCTCGGCTTTGCCTTGGCCAGTTCTGATGATCTTCACACGTTGACCCACCACTGGCTTGAGGCTGTCAGTGTCTCGGGTCTCGATGGTTTTGGAGCCATCGACAATTTGATCTGCATATGGGAACTCGGCTTCATTCCTGACATTGACGCCAGGGAGAATGTTTTTGGGTTTATCATAACCGAGCTTCTTTTCAATGTCGGGGATTTTAGCCCCGGTGTCATTCTCTAGGTCCTTCGCCGCTGTGCGGAGTTGCTCGACAATGGATTGAAGCTTGCGTATTCGCGTGACGTAGGCAGTCCTAATGCGGCCCACTCTTCCACTGTTACGTATTTTGCTTCCTGGCTGTTCAGCACTAGTTCTCCTGAGGAGATCTTTCGCAAGTCCTCGGCTAACTCCTGCTGCTTCTTGTATTTGCTTGATATACTCATTTTCTAACCTCTTCTCAAAGGCCTTTATGGACTTTCCATAATCAGACCGCTCAATATACGTGGAGTCATATCTAATACCAGTTATTTGTGGCTTGTAGCCTGGAAAAGATCTTTTGATCAAATCATTGAGCTTTTGCTTTTCTGGGGCCTTCGTCGAAAAGTCCTCCAAAAACTGGGGATTGATGTCTATGACAAGACCATTAGGCCTCTGGCTGATGTTTGCTTCGTGACCAATCTTTGACAGGTGTTCAGCAAATGTTTTCAGATTTTCGTTAGTATCCCTTAGTCCCGGCATGAACACGCTGTAAGTGTCAGGGTTTCCATTGGTGCCATCGAACTTTGAAGCTGCCTGGGCCGCCTGCTTGTAAGGTTCACCAAGGTAAGCCAAGAACGCCTCATGGACGTCTCCAGGGAGCTTGTTCATGGGAATCCTTATGTTCCTGCTCATGGCCCCCTCAAACGTCCCCTTACCCATCTCCAGGCGCGTTATTTCGCCTGTCTTGTCGGTCATTGCCTGGAACAACCTTGAGATAGGGCTTGGGAGCTTGTCTCCGTTGACCGTCTCGCGGTTCATGAGCCTGTTCATACCGCGCCTTACAACGGCATCCCCAATGTTCAGAGCTGTCTTGGTGTCAGTAGCCAAAGCTTGCTCCATGAGGTCCGCGAATCTAGATCCGTTTTCATGTAGCAGGGTGACAATCTCCATGGTCCCGAATTTGTTTTCGCGGAACTTGATTGCCAGGGGCGCAAGTGTTCTCACCACCCTGGGGTCAGATAACGTAGCCTTTGTGAAGAGAGGTAGCCCGGTCTCAGCATCCTTGTCCACTTGCACCCCAGCCTTTCTGAGCTGTTCAGCAGCAAGCTTGAATGCGTTTGCATAGGCGTCCCCCTGGAACGCATCTTCTTCGGTGATGTTCACCCTGCGTTCCATCCGTGACTCAGCCCTGGTTTGCACCCAGGACACAGCTTGAAGCTGGAACGATTGAAAAGGCCCGTTGGGATCTTGGCCCCGGTGGGCATTCACATTGTCCCTGGCCTTGTTGAACCATCGAGTCACAACTTCATACAGAACCGGGAACCTGCCAAAGGCTGCATCAGGTATCCCGAAGGAAGCTGCGACCTGCCTGTCGTTCGTCGGCAAAGGAGGATTGTCCAACAAGCCATACAAGAACTTGAAGGTCTGACCGAAGGACCCAACCTTCCGGGCCTCTGCTTTCCCGAACTCACCCGAAAAAACGTCTGCCACACTTTTCTGCACTACTGCTGGCGTCGTGGATGGTTCGTTTCTCGCTGCTTCGGACATGATCGAGATCGCAAGCTCTGAGTTGTAATTCGGGTCAGCCAACGGAGATGTGGCTGCAATCATGTCCATAACCATTCCAAGCTCGTCACCTTTGTGATCAGGGAAAGATATACCCATGGCCTCAGAGGAGGTCTCATACCAGAAGCGGTCTCGGTTTGGTCTACTCTCAGCAGCCTTCCAGTGACTCTCACCAGGAGGCTTCATGTCAAAGCCTTCCTCCTTAAGCATGTCGATGGCTTTCTGTGCAGCAGGGCCACTCTCATTGATGGCCTCTTGGAACCCTTGATCAATCTTGTCTTGGGTTAGCCCCATTTCCCCAACCTTGTCGCTCAGGTTGGTTGAGAGAAACCGCATCCCGTTTGGTCGGGTGACTGGTTGGCCTTGGGCCTTGTCACCCTTAAATCTTTCAGTCGGAGGAATCCTTGCTTGGATCTCTTCCAAGGACCTTGCAAATACTTTACCAGAATCTTTAGACCCCCTGGCAGGAGAAAATCTAATGTCAGTAGTGGTTTCTTTGAACCTTTCGGAAAGTGGTATCAGGTTGCCGTTTTTGTTGTAAGTGGCCGGGTCGGCTGACTTGATTTGAGCGGGGTCAAACACAATGACCTCGTATGGTTTCCCGTCGTTGTCGGTCAGAATTATTCCATCATGACCCTTGTCTACTAGGTCCTGCTTAAACTCTCTGGCTGCCTTACTTGCTTGGGTTTTAGTCTTGTAAATTTGGTCGTCCATGGAGCCATAGTCCAAAAACTGCCTTCCCACCGTTTTGAACTCAGCAGTGTAGGGGTTCTTCATTTTAACCATGGCATTCACAATTCTCCGCTCGCCCCCTGCCTTATTACGCCCAGCAAAATCTGCATAAACCTCCGCTCCCTGCTTGTTGGGAGTAAGGAAAACGCCCCACTGATTGATGGGCGTATTTGTGCTTCCTCTTTTCTGAATCTTAAAGGAATTGAATGGTTCTCTCTTAACGAATTTGCGACCTTTAAGCACCTCATCTTTTTGCCAGGTCCCGTGGTAAAGAGGTCCAAAGTTATACCCAGCCCTGCTGGCTGCTTCTTGCACCATTCTCTGAGCAGAATCAGTGTCACCCGAATCAACAGCCTTGGCGTGTTCAGCGTCCGTCCGAGGAGAAGACCCCCTGGCAGGACTCATCATCTTCTTGACCTTGAGGTGATCGAACGGCCCCATCCCGAACGGAGTTCCTTTGGCATCCGTATCCTTCAAGGATCCTACACGCTCGATTCTCAGAGTCTTGTAAAGACGCTTGCCTGAACCTCTGTCCCAAGCAGTGTAAAAAGGATTGATACCTTTGTTGTTCCCTTGGAACAGCGTGTTGACGATAGCGTGTTTCTCTTCTGTCAGATTGGTATTACCAGGGACACCGTTACGGTGGTTTTCAAGATACATCTTGGCGTCATCTAGGAACGCATCCACATCGTTGTTCCAGAGATCCAGCTTATCGGTGTCTCTCCATCTGCTGACCCTGGCTCGCATGTAATTGAGGTCGATAACTCTGACCCCAACATTCCCAGCCCCAGAGACAAACCACTCGTATGGAATGTAGTCAACCTCCCTGACTGGTATGTTGCCTTTGTTTTTGGTGACAGAGTTGACCCAGCTGTCACCCCCTTGTCGTGTTCCTGCCCCAAAGTAAAATGACTTTAGGACCCGACCGTCAGCGATGGCTTGGTTGACAGTATCAATTGCCCCCCTAAAGTTCTCCATCTCGGGTCTGGCAGAAAATGTGTCTTGAAGGAACTTGCCTCGATACTCCTTGGGTCCCGGTTTTATCTGGCCCTTGTCGTTGTATTTTGGCTTCAACGTTACGTTGTCAACATTTGGAGAAGGTTCAGCTTTCTCCAGGCTTTCCTTAACAGCCTTCCTCCTGTTGCGGACCTTTTGTTGAACATCTTTCCTAGACTTGGTTTTCTTTTGCCCCTGAGAACCGGGGACATCGTCAAAATACTCCTTGCCAACACCGTCCCAATCGATTGTCGGATCTGGGTTGTCTAAGTAGACAGTTCTGGCGGGTTCATCTCCTCGCTCAGCAGCTTTGTATTGTGAGTTGAGGTCTCTAGAATACTTCTTGTATGCCTTGCTTAGCTTTTTGCCTTTAGACAAGTCTTCGTTGAAGATGTTGTCTTTTGCGAAACCCAACCCATCGATTCCTTGCCCACCTTTAAGTTGGCTTGCAACATCTAGTGCCGCGCCTTTGACCTCATTCCATGCTTTGCTTAAACTGTCACGCCCGACCTTGAGGTCGTTGCCCAATGGACTCCCGGCGGCTTGGGCAATTCGTTTCAGCTTTCCGAACTTACTGTTGTTTCTGATGTAGTTGTGAAGACCAGGGCCACTTGACTCAGCCATGAACTTTTCAGAAAACATCTCACTGATCACCCAGTCATCAGTTGGGTCATTGAACTTCCTGTTCAGCTCTCTGACCCGCTGGTCAATCTGATCATCAGTTGGCTTCCCTGGCAGCTCTGCATCGAGCATGGTTTTAGCGTAAGCTTTCTTCAGATCCTCCAGGTTGCCGTAGTGCCTGACTACCTCGCTTCGGACAAGGCCCTTATCGACAACGCCAGAGTCCCACATTGCTTCGCCAACTTCGTGAAGAATCGTAGACCCTGGATCACCACCCTCGCCATTGATGATGATCTCTTTTCGCTCCTTATCGTAAAAACCTTCGGCACCTTTATCGGCTACAAGCTTTGAGAATTCATCAGCACCAACGACTTTTACATTTACCCTACCACGCAACACCTCAGAAGCGGTGACGACATTTTCCAAGGCAGACCGAGACTTAGATGCCATGTTGGCCAAAGCGTCTTGACTGCCTGTATGTTCTTTGACGAAGGCATTGATGCTACCCTGCATTCGCACGGCGTCATCCTTTCCGGTGACAACGTCTACCACTCTACCAGCAGCACCACCCAAGCCACCAGTGAAGGCCCCTCCCATGATGCCCCCGTAAAACTCTGCATCTGTGTCAGCGGAAGCAGCAGACATGGCAGTCCCAATAGCCCCACCAGCAGCAGCACCTAGTCCAATGTCCTTTCCAAGCCTTAAAGCTTTGTCGCCACCTGCTGACCTAATTCCAGCGGCTGTTGCCCTGTATGCCTCAGGGACCTCCATGTTCTTAGAGATCCTCTCAAACCCGCCCATGTTGGTGGGTAGCTCAGGCAGGTCTTCTATGGATTTGGTCAGAACGGATCCAGCGGGGCCTATCCTGTCGGCTGCTTCAACCGCCACCCTAGTGGCCAGTGCCGCCTTAGGGTTGGTTACCAAACCAGCAGCCGTAGCCATATCTTTAGCTTGGCCCATTCTTTCAGCAGCATTCGGGAACCTCTCCGCAAACCCTGCTTTGAGGTTGTCTTTGATAGTGCCGACCTTTTGCATCCCTTGGCCTGCAAGCTTGCCTGCACCTCTTAGGGCCTTGCTCTGCAATTGGACTGCCTTTTGGCCAATCCCTTTCCTTACCAATCCGCGAGTGGCACCACCCACAACAGTGCCTATGTCGGTGACATATGATGCCCCTTCGGCAAGGGCTGGATCCACATCGACGTCGTCAGTTTGGAGGCCTTCCAGGACCCCGTAGCCTGCTAGGTGATCAATTAGATCTTCATCACCCCTTCGCGCTTTTTCGCGCATAGCTTCCAGCTTTCGGATTTCTCTCCAACCACGAAATCTTTCACGCGTAAGCTCGTCATCCCTTGTGAACTTTTCTACGCCCTTTAGGGTCATGATACCCAAATCGGCGGTCCCGCGCATGACACCTTCTCCGATGGAGTTTATGATTCTGGTGACTTCGCCTTCGGCTGCATTGGCCAAGAGTGCCTTACCCCCATCGTAAAGCTCGCCGATCATGGTTGATCCTATAGCCATGGCATCTTCCAAGCCAAAGTCGCGGTCCTCTTGATTGACCCACCACTCCCGCCATTGCTCGTAAGCTTGGTCTGTGTCACCAGGGACATAATCCAAGTTGTCAAAGTTCTGTAGCGAATTAGTCGGGATAAAATCGTAACCGCTACTGCCTCCAGACAGGTCCGTTGGAATAAACTCAAAGTCCTCAGAAGGGACCTGAGGGTTTTGGTTTGTGTTAGTTGGGATAAAATCTAACTCTTGGCTTGCCATATTTTAATTTGCTGGTCGGCCCAAAGAATGCTCGGACAAAACCCCGTTGACCATGATCATGACTTTCTCCCCAGGACGAACCTCCCCGCTATCTCTAGCAGCTTCTGCGTCTGCCTTACTGTTAAACGTCTTCGTCGATTTTAGAGCAAATGGTTTCCCACCAGAGTATTCCTCAGGAAGGCCAAACAAGGCCCCTTGATCTACGTATTTGTCCCTCTCAATGTTTGCCGACTGCACATACGAATTAGCGGCTTCGCGAGCAGCAGACAGGAAGTTCAACCTCATTTCATCTGTCAGGAAAGACCCGTCTTTAAGCTTGTTGTATTGGTTGACAAACTGCTCCGGCAGACCTCCAGCTTTTGCAGCCACCTCGAACTCTGATTCTCGAACAACAGAGTTAGGGTCCAGCGATTTCATGAACGTAAAGACGATGGCAATATCTCCAGGCCCTTGTAGCCTGTCGTTTTTGAAGATCAAATTCTCCAAAGCGGAATACTGACTTTGCAAAGCACCAAATTGCTTTACTGGCTGAGAGGCATTGAGCTTGTCGAAGAGATCCATGGACAACTTGGCCTGGTCCTCGTTTAAACCGCCCCTCTGGACCGCCGCTTGCACCTCTGCCTTTGCTTCAATTTTTGCAGCCTCCGCTTGAGCGTCGTAAAGGTTGGCTTGCTTATCCCTGTAATTAATCAAGCTGTTCAGGTTTTTTGTTTGCAAGGCATCCTGAGCAGTATCTCTATTGCTCTTCTCGATCGCTTGCATGGTTCCCAGGCTAGTGCCTTGAGGGAAGTCCTGATCTGTGCCTTGAGCGTAAGCAGTAGCTTGCCGCTGATCCATTGCCATCTCTGCTGCCCCTGGTGGGACTGTGCTGGTTGATTGAAATGCACTGAGTGCTGCCTGGTGGGCTGGTTGACCACTGATCAAGCTGACGTCAAAAGCATCTTGGGCAATGCCTTGGTTGATGCCTCTTTGTGCGGTTTGATTTTGCAACTGAGCTTGCTTGATTTTGGCGTCATAGAGTTGAAGCGACTTCTTGAACAACAGGTTCTCGGACATGCCCTCAAGCTCTGGGAGTCCCATGTCGTCAAGGTTGCTGGTGAATTGTTTCACCCACTCACCGTCTGTTCCGTCAAAGTTGTCTGGCTTGTAATCTTCAGCAAACTCCTTCAACTGAGACCTAAGCTTTTTGCTCCTGCCTCGGGCCTTGATTGCTCTTCCTATGCCTTCGCCAAACTTTTCGATGCCCCTGGCGAGGTTTTCGCCAGATCGGTCAACCATGTAAGGCTGAACGATGCCTTGCCCTGTGTAGCTCTGTTGTGAAAATGACATGTTATGCTGATTGAAGAGAGTTGACCTTGCTGTCCATGAACTTTCTGATGACCGGCTTCAGCCACTCATTCTTGGAGAGCCATTGGGCGAACTGTTCACCGTGTTTCATGTAAAGCTTTCGGAACCACGCTGGTGCAATGTTGAAGAGCCACCTTCTGAACATCATCCACCTGGGGTTATCATTTCCGTAGACTTCTCTGGCTACCCAGCATCCGCCGAACAGTTTCGCAAAACCACCGGCTTCAGCTGCTGCTCCCATTGTTTGGCCAGCCGCACCTATAGCTGCCCCCGCAAGGGCAGTGCGGTTATTAGCTGCCGCAATGTTGGCATTGAGTTCTCCCGCGTAATTGTTAGCAAAGAGACTGCCTGCGTATGCAGACTCTGGGTTGAACACGTTGCCTGGGTTGAAGCTTTGACCCTGTCCAGCAATCATGCCTGCTTGACCAGCAGATAGCCCAGGACGTCCGAGAATGGCCATGAAGGGGTCTTGGGCAGTGGCTGCGTTCATGCCAGCAATCTGCTGTGCGAAGGCCTGACGTCGCCGCTGGAGCTGTTCGGCTTGCAGCCCTTTGACCAATGCCTCTTGGCCTACGTCAGCCATACCAAAACCCATACCTCTGGCTGCTTGAGCGGACCTGACCTGCTGTTCCATTTCTCTTGCAAGATCAGGTGGCAAGCTTGCGCCTGCTTCTAAGTCAGACATGGCTTGCCTGTTCAGTTCACTCATCAGTGCAGCCTGCTCTGGGTTGGCAGCCCTGAATGCTTCGGTAGCTCTGACGCCTAAGTCTTCGACGTCTTGAATGTCAGCCTCCCTGGCCACTCGTCTTGCATTGGCTTCGGCCTGGCCAAGCCTTGGCATGATGTCTTGCTCATACAGTTCAAGCAGCCCAGGCTGACCGTCTTTGCCCATCATGACCTCTCGCAAGACTCGGAGGTCTAGTTGAGCGTAAGCAGGCCTGCCGTATTCGTCAGATGACTCTGCTGCAAACTTGTCTGGTGCGAGGTCAATCTGCGCTTGTTGAGTGTCCCTGGTCTCCTGTGCATAGTTGCGAGGTTCAGGTGCGTCAGGTGAATACATTCCCATAGTAATTGTCCTTTTGATATTCCCTGTGTAGGGAAGTAAATTCTCTTAATGATTTCCATCCACCACACAGGTAGACACAGGCGAAGATGACTTCGTGATATTGGCTCTTGAGGACATCTGAATGGCACTGTTGCACTTTGTCCTCGCTCTTTTCCCATTTGTTAGCGTCCAGCCATGCGTTGCTAGACATGATGAGCAGTGGCATCAGGAACGCCCGGTTTGCTTGGTAGAAAGGGTTTCCTGACACAGCCATCATCCAGGCTAACTGCATCTCGACAATCTCCTCATCAGAGATGTCTTTGTCTCCATCAACAATGTCGTCAATCTGGTGCGACCACTTGGCAAACAACTCCACAAAGTCCCAGGCCTGTTCATTGTTGTTGGTCAGGCGCAGGAAGTCGGGTTTTATGGAGGTGTCGAACTGCATCACTTCCAAGCGTAGAGCTTGAACTTCATCTTGCTGGCCATGTCGCTGGTCAGGTATGTCAAGTTGTTGGTGCTGGAATGGAACATCCAAGTTGTTTTTTGCTTAGTTCCAGAAAGCCCTAAAGTCATATTGAGTCTAACCTGAGATGCGTTTGTTTTAGTGGCGACCAAGTCCCACTCAGTATCGTCATAGGAGTAGACTATGTTTCGGGTGTCCACCTCGTCTCCAGCAACAAGGCCTAACTCGCTGACATCGCTTGTGGCAACAAGCACTGATCGGACGAGCTTGGGGACGCTGCCTAGACCGTGATTGAAAACCACCTGCCTGCTTGCTGCTGTTGTTCCAAAAATGTAGTCACCAGCAGTTCCTGAAGACAGGCCTGAGAAGTAGTAACCAGGGTCACTGGTTAGTGGGCCTGCGTTGGTTCCAGAGGAAGCAAAGCCTGATTTCCAAGCCCGAACCTTGAACTTAAAGTTTGCCAGAACAGTGCTGTCTGCTGTGACTTCTTGGCCTGTGTTTTTATTCTGTATACGCAGATCGCCCCCAGACCTATTTGATATTGAATTATATTGATACTGAATTCTAACTTTCTGAGCAGAGGCATCGTAAATAACCAGCACAGCATTTCGGTTTTGACTGTGTGCTGACCAAAAGTTGTGACCGAGTTCCAACTCATCTCCAGCGTCATACTCGGTTTCGGCATCGCTCGTCTCGCAATACAGGGTTACTCTTAGGTGTTCAGGTGAATAGGCGGCACCAGTTCCGTCGACAATGCTAACTTCCTCATAACCATCGTTTGCCCTTATGTGTTCAGCGTTGTTCGACGTGTAAAACGTGTGCTGAGATATTGTGACAGGCTTATCTATCCACTCAATGTTTCCAGAGCTGTCAGTGGTTAAATATTTGTCATTGCCGTTTGTGCTAATGCTAGTGTAAGGCACTGAACTTAAACCAGCCTGTGCTGCCCACTCAGGGTCTGCTCCTGGACCCTTAGTCCTGAGGAAGTAGCCATCCGTGCCTGGGGGAAGTGTTACCAAGTCACTATTGGCATCATAGTAAAGAATTTGGCCATGCGTCCCCTGGGCAAGCTTTGTCAGGGCTAAATTGTGGTCGCTGATCTTGCTGTTGATGTCGATTCCGTTTTGCAGCTTGGATGTCTCAACAGCTCCATCAGTGATCTCTGACGAGTCCACTGTCCCTTGCAGGCTGATCCCAGGGGTGCCTAGAAGGTTGAGCTTTGAGTAAGTGACTCGTTCCGATGCGCTGAACTGATATCCAGGCTGAACATTGAAGGTAATAGCCATTTTATGCGGAGTGGTTGGTGCTGAAGCCAGTGATCTTTATTGCGGCGGTGGTGAAGGTTGAGACTCCCAAAAGAGGCTCGAAGGAAGCCAGTCTGATTACGAACGAATCTGCAATCCAAGGTATCACAGCCGAGCCAGAAACCGACCAAGGATTCCCGGCACCCGAAGCTGGCAAGTGATATGCAGCGGGGAAGTAGGGATTTGCCGCGTCACCATAAAAAACACCTGCACCTTGACCCGGTTCTCCAGACAAAGTGTATGCGATATGTATCGCTGAAACTTGATCTTTACTTGTCAATACGGATTGAGTTCCAGATATAATTGAATCCGTAATTGTTTTGTTTGAAAATGCTGTTTGAGCCAAAACGCCAGTAGAAGATGAACCAATCCCAGATGAAGCTCCCGCTAATGACATGAAATTGGTCAGGTTGTTAATTTCATAATCGTTTGCGTAATCAGCCAAGGTCTTGGATGTGGCAGTCTGGACAACACCAGTAAAAGCACCAGAACCATCTTCAAAGTCTCCGCTTGATCCATATGTTCCCCCAGGGTTTTGCATAACAAAGTACCAGGGATTGGTAGCAGGAACAAAGCTAGGGATTGTTGGTTTGGTCTGCTCCAACACCCACTTTGAGTTAAGATCGGAATGCAGCGATAAACTTCTTCTGGCTGGAACCGTGAAGGTTGTTTCTCCTGACAGCAGGTCTGATGATGAAACGACAAGATCGGAAGCAGATGAATTAATTATCACCTTGCTGTTGATGACCCCAAGCTCTGGTGTTGGAAGATATGGAGAGGCCCATGCTCCAGTGATGAAGCTTACGTGCTTGCCGAGGGTAATTAGGTCTGTCTCAACATCGTTCAGCGTCTGCCAAGCTGCCTGTGGGTCCCCAATTCTGACAGATGGGTTGCCAGCAGAACCTGATTCATTTGACCACGCGAGGCCAGTGGTCGCCTCAAAAGTTCTGACGTTAGCTGCTCCCAGCCCATCCACCTGAACAAAACCAGAGGTGCCGCTCAAGTTGTCTATCGAGCGAATGTTTCCGTCGGCATAGTTCAGATGCTCAATCGCATCAATGAACTCGGTTCTCGTTACTGTAGACTCGCCAATAGGCGCGTTCACTGAATCTACACTGAAGTTTTTAGTGCTATCGGGCATGTTACCAAGTTCCTCCGTGAACCCCTTCTCTGCGTTGTCCAGAGGTGGATCCACTAGTTATTGAATGTATTCTGATTCGACCTTCTAGGCCTTGAAATTTGATTTGAAAATAACCACCGCGACGATCAACGCGCAGCTTGTGAGTGTAATACTGATAGAGATCTAGCTGCATCCCGCCGGCACCCAAAAGAGTCCCTCCCCCTGGTTCAGTTGCGTTGAGGATGACAGAGTAATCTTCTTTGCCTGGGTTTTCGTGGTCGGTGTTAGGGTTGCCAATGTCCCAATCATCGATCCCGAAAGTCATGTATTTCGTTCTGTCTGGGAACGAATAAGAGGTGTCATCAAGGATAACTGTTTCTTCTTTCACCCCATCAACAATAGCCGTCACCTTGTAGCGAGGATCCCAGGTTGAAATGAACACTTGAGTTTCTTGGAACCTGCGCCTGTTGCCAGAGGCAAAGCCATAACCCCTGGTGGTCACCATGAAGTCAATAGGTGTATCGACCACTCGGATCAACCTGTCGTTAATGACTGTCACATACGGATCGTTTGATTTGATCTGAATGGGTGTTGAGTTAATGAACCTGACTCCACAGTCAAGTTGCTGCACTTCATCAACACCGTGGGTCCAGTCTCCTGATGCATACCCTAGGTAGAGGTTGTCAGCAGGTATTACGCACGGATCAGCAGATTCATCATTACCGACCCCCCAAAGCCACCCGTCTTCGTCATCATACGTATTGACTGTCATCTCCTCTATAAACGAGGAAGATTCGCCAGAGATGTCCACATCAGCATCATCTATGACTCCACGCTCACGACTAGCAGTGATTGTTGTTCCACCATTGACTTGAAGTGTTTTGCCTTCATCGGGGATCTTGCTGACCAAGACATCATAGGTGAATGACTGGCTAGACTCATTAGTAGATTCTGTTTCCCCATACTCATACAGGCCAACCACACCGTCATAGTTAACGTAGTAGAGCTGTTCGCTACCCTGGAAGTCTGCGACAAAAAGATACTTCACCTTGATGGCTTCACCTTCGTCATAGCCACTCCACGCTTTGTTCAGGAAATCGTAGACCAGAACAGCATTGTTCTGCTGGGACCCGTCAAGAGGCACCGACAAGTAGTATTTGTTCCGCCAATAAGCGGCACAAGCAGTGTCCCTGGCGGTGGACATGTCAATGCGGTCAATGACTGGCTGTAGAGGGGTGCTAATAGGCTCTGAGACGCCCTGTAGCTTGTTTTGTTCAGTCTGCCGTAGCGATACGACCCCCCGCTGGGAAAGGAACCACAGATCGGCTCCTGTGTTAGCTACTGACCGAGGCCCTACAAGGCCAAATTCAGTTGTCACTTGATCCAGGACTGCGTTTTGCCCCCAGTCACCAACCAGATTGCTGACCGCATAAATGCTGGTTGTCTTAAATACTACGACCGACTGATCGTTAAACTTAAAGAGCCTCTCAATGCCGTCAGAGTCACCTTGGTTTATTTTAAACGAAGCATAGACCGGGTCATACGACGTATAATCAAGTATGTCCGAAACCGCGACATGGTCAGCCTTGTAACCCAGAGCAGGTTTGTGAGGAACGAGCAGGCGATTCTGGAAAAAGAGGGTGGACTTTGCATTAGGTATGTTCTCCGTCCCACCCGCGCCAGACGCCGCTGGGGCCTCAATAAATCCTTCTTCAAAATTAGTTAGAACCAAATGAGAGGCAGAGTCTCCCCTGGAAAGGATGCACTTATCGAAGGCTTGGGTGAACCAAAATACATCCTCCGTGTTAGCGTCTTGGTAAAGAGTTGGTGGAACGGTGAGGTCAACTGCACACTTAACTCTGACAGCAGTGTTCCCCGGCCTGATTCTATACAGCAGAATATTTGTGTCGTCTACACTGGTGGCGACTAGGACCCAATCAACTCCGTTTGGGTCATTCCAGACACCGACACCATACACATCTCCAAGATTTCCCCTGAGAAAGCCACGAAAATCAATGTCCCCTTCGTCCCAATTAATTGGCCACTCCCAGGCATCCGTAAGATTGCCCCACGTTACGGGCGTGACGCCTTTTCTGGGTTCTGCAACTCCAAATCGGAATCTTGCATTCCGAGCGTCGGCGACCATTCCTGGGGCCAGAAGATGAGGGCTAGTCCGCATGTCAACACCGACAAAGCCATTGTCGCCATCAGTAATTGGAGCGTCATCGTTCTGAGTGTATGTCCTATGCTGCCTCAATGGTAGAACCCTGCCTTTTGCAGGACCTTGTCCAGGATCTGATTGCTATGATCCCAGTTTAATTTCATACCCCTCTCAGACGCCTTTAGCTCCCTGTCGGACCTTCGGTTACTGTATACCTCTCGCATTCTGTCAACAAGACTGGCTTGTCTTGCTATAGCCCATAAACCTCTGTTGTCATAATGCCCGTCTGACTCTTGCAAATCATAGTCAACTGGGTATCCAACGCCTTCGTCAAAAAACTCAGTTATCCCGCCGTAGTTAACAGCGATGACGCTTCTGCCCGTGGCCATTGCCTCATGCTGATGCAACCCCCAGCCCTCACCTTTTGATGCACTGACAAAGCAATCAATGTTTGCATACCAGTCAGCCAGTTGCTTGCGAGTCCAGAACTCCTTCTTGAACTTGATCCTGGGATCATCAATGTCGATGTCTGGGTCATCAGGGTGACACTTAACCAATAGCCTTACGTCTTTCCTGCTTTTCGGGAATGCCTTCTTCCAGGCATCAACCACTTCAGGCAAACCCTTCCTACAGCCCCCAGCAAAAGTCCTTCCAGCAGTTCCGAAGATGTAAACATCTTTCTTCACCGGAGGGGTGTATCGATACATCTCTGTATCTATACCCATGGGGACCTTGACCATGGGCCTCTTGACCCCCTGAGCGTTAAAACAAATCTGATTGAATGCACTAGGCACCACAACCAGATCTGAGTTATTCAGATTAATCACACCATCCTTGTTCAACCTAGAGGTCTCCCACATGGTGTTGTAAACAGTCATCTTGTCCCCTCTGGGGGAAAAGGACGGACAATGGATGATCATTTGCCAGTCCTCCAGTTGGGGCTGACTGACCAGGGAATCCCTGATCAGTTTTGGTATAGGGCCTCTCCCGAACTCAGCCGATACAGGATAAATTGTTGTGTATCGACCCAGTTTGGCCAGACCCTCTGCCACTCGGAATAAATGTAGGCTGTAGGATGAAAAGCCATCTACAACCCCCCTCAGACATGCTCGCTTCATAAATCATTTGCCAAGGAGATTTAGGGCTTGCTGAATCATGGGCTGAGTGCCTGCAAGCTTTTGTTCTACCCTAACCTTGGACTTTACCTCTTGTGCTATTGATTGATCCAGCTTGGACAACTGCTCCTTAAACTCCTGAGCAGCGGACACTGCTGAAACAGCAGCACCTTTCCACTTTTTCCCCTTGATGTGTGCGAAGATTCCAAGCAGCGCCAACACACTGTTTGCAACAAGTCCTCCGTATGGGGCTGGAGTGAAGTCTCCAATCAATGAAACAGTGGAAGCGACTTTAGGGGAAACGACATATCCGTTTGTGGACACAACCTGAACCGGGCCTTCTGGAGTCTCGACAGTGTTGGTGGCGGTGACTGGATCATATATCTTGTCACTGACAGTCTCTAGCTGCTTACAGCCAGAGAGGAAGTAGACGGCACTTACAAAAAAGGCCAACTCAATCGCTTTCTTCATCTTTTGTTCCTTTAATAATTTTTGACCAAACCACAACGCACTTGCCCAGCATGTAACCAGCAGTTGCTAAGGCTATGCCTAGCCTAGCCCAATCCTCGATTCCCTCCGCCCAGGACACCGTCCAACCGATAGCCCCGATGCACAGAAACCTGATTGCATCAGTAGCCTCGTTTGCCACCCTTTTTGCCCCCCTTTTTAGTTCCCTTGCCCATTAGTATTTCCCCTGTCTTCCTTTAGGGTTGCTGGTCTTCCTGCCACCAGACTTCCAGAGTTCAGTGCAAGCTAAGTGCCGAGCAGTTCCAGGCTTGGCTGAACTGCATTTGTGCCGTGCTTTAAAAGATGAACGTGCAGCCTTGGAGTAGTTGTTTCCGTAGCCCTTGGCCCCAGCATGAACCAGTTTCTTGTCTCCTCCAGGAAGGCAATACAACTTCATGATTTTCTTCCCTGGGCGAGAGCTGGCCTTAACCTGGCCGCATTTCATAGATGCTTTGGGTGACTTAGCCATCAGGCCCACACCCTCGCGGGTGTCACGGGTTCAGGATCGACTTTGTAAGCCTCCAGCGCCTCACCGTCCTCTGAGTCTAGGCAACGGATGTTGACGTGGTAGCCGAGGGCGTATTGAGGTGGCACAGTTTCCTGACCGTTTTCATCGTATTGCCCCGGCACATCTACAACCAGAGGAAGAACATCCGTGTTTCGGTAGTTCTGCCGCTGCTCGGTTTCGGTGACGACCGGGTTCTCCGGGTCGCTGTTGTCCCAAGCGATCGGCACCTCCGTGTAAAGCACTGAGTCAGCCTCGGCCTTGTCTGCGAATTTGAGATAATAATCGGTAAACATGTGATTGAGTGTCAGTTGTTACTTAGGACGTGAGGGCTTGGAGGTTGGTGTCGCTTAGTGCCTCGTTGTAGATGGCAATGCGCTTTAGATTTGAGTTGAGATAGTAGTCGCCGGCAAGCTGTCCCACCCATAGCGTGTCAACACCAACAGGAACTTGGCCGCTCGTATCGCTAACGACCGTGCCTCCGTTCATCGAGGCAGCTATGTTGTCCAGCTCAAATCGGCACGCCAACTTGTAACCTGTGCCGACCGTAGCAGTGCCGGGGTTCAGAAACGATTGGTCCCCATCGGACGTTTTGGAGTAAACCCTGACCGACGCATCTGTAACACCTCCGTTATTCACCCCAGCCGTGAAGAAATTGGCGCTATCCGCTCGCAGCCCAAACCCTAGCTGGTTGGTTTCCGTTGCACTCGCCACGCCTCCAGTCTCGTAAACCACAGTCCCGACACCCTCGCTGAAACCGGTAATGTCAGCGGTGGCAACACTGAGATTGTCGCTGGCTCTCGTCGCGGTGCTGCCAGAAGTTGAAATTAAACTGCTGCAATGACTGCCTGATTCAAACTGAATTCCAGCGCAGAGGACTCCGTTGTATGCGTTTCCAGCGTAGTCTTGAGCGTCTCCGGTGCTTACAGTTGAGACTTGAATTAATGAATTTGTCGTGAGGGCTGTCCCAGTCGCAGTGCATCTATACCAACCGTTGCCCACGGAGGTGATAGTCCCGCTTCCAGTTGACGCAGAAACGCTGCCGCTTCCGCTTAACGTGAACTTTACACTGGCTTCGCCTGTATACGGAGAAGACCCGCGGAAAAAACTTAGCCGCACTTTTTCTCCGTTAACCGACTTGAAATACCCGCTCAACGTGTAGCTTGTGCTTGCACTTACAGTGATTCCAGAAGACCGAACATAGTGACCTGTGTTGTTGGTGTTGGCGACCATTAGGTCTGCGCCCAATGTCCCATCAGGACCAAGGCTGGCGTTGCTGGTCAGCGTCACGTCACTGCTTGTAGTCCAGCTTGCCAGTGCGTCACTATACGGGTTGAGGTTTGTGGCTTGCCCCTCAATGAGGATGCCCATAGATTGCCCATCAGTCGCTGGGTCGTATTCAAAACGGGGTTGCCCAGCAGTGGTCACCGATTTAAGTGACGGGGCATACTCACGATGAATTTGTGACCCAGTGGAAACATAGGCTGCCACGTTTGTCGCATCGCCGAGCGTGGTTGCCATCGCTCCGAATATATAAATGCTGCCGGTGCTTGCAGTGGTCGCCTCACGTGCAGCCGACAAGCTGTCTTGCAGAGAAATGTAAGCCGCTGTATTAGGCAAAGTTAAATTAACTGCACATCGCAAATACCCGTTAGCAGATGCGGTTATGCTTGCTGTCACACCCGACCCATTTGCCGAGTAAGCACCAGAACCGTTGAGGTCAAAGTTAACGAACTTGGTCGCGTCGCCGTTAACTGAAACTTGAATGTAACGATGAGTGTCTTCTTTGGCGAAAAATGAAATCGTTTGCGCAGACGTGTTAGCTAATGTTGCATTGAGAATCGCTTTGAAAACAGTCCCAGCTTGCCCAGTCAACTTAGCAGCGGTGCTGGCCCCGTCTGGTCCAACTTGTCCGAGCGTACGAGTTATGTCTACTCGGCCCCAATCGCTCAAGTCATTGCTATTGGTGACTCTATTTTCACTGCTCAGGTGTTTTTCGTTCGACCAGTAATGCACCGCCGATGGCGCAGCATAGGTGGGGGGAGTGTCGGAGCGAGTGAATGTAGCCCTCGGGTCGATTTTGCCACCGTTAGCAAAGTCAGCCATAAAGACTGGCCTAGTGGCTGGGAAGTTGTCCGAATACGACATGCTTATGCCTCGGTTGGAGTTTCAGCGTCTGATTCTGGCTCAGTTGCTGGCTCGGCAGCATCAGCGGCGAGCTTGTCAGCCCAGTCAGCTTTGACGGCATCAGTGAAAACCGCATTGCAGATGGCTTGCACGTTGGCTTCGCACTCACTCCAGTCTGAGTCTGGGTGCATTACCGAACGGTGAAAGCTTGCGGCGAGTTCGTTGCCGTCCTCCACCAAGCTGATGCGCTGGCGGCATTGGACACTGTATGGGGCGACAAATTCAATTTTGTCGCAGCTAGTAATTTTCTCAATCATAGTGGTATTGGTTGTGGTCCGTCCCAGCTAGTCCGGCTGGGGTAAATTTGTCAAAATGAGGAGTAAATGCCGCTAATCATTAGCTGGTTTTCGTTAGGAACTGCTCCAGTCGTCATGTCACCCGCGACCATTTCGCTTAAGTCGCCGTTAATGCCTGTAACTCGTTTGGTCAGGAATATATACGATCCGCCACTAACAACGTAGCCAGCGGCTGGAGCATTAGCCCAGTCTTGAGCATACCCGACACTGCATGCGGCGAAACTGTTGGAACCAGCGTTGGCGTAGGGCAACCCGCTAACTATTAGCTGTCCACCTGTTCCAGTTGTGTTCACATTACTGGTGCGTATATAGCAAATGAAATTAACTAGGTTGCCCACTTTGACGTAGCGAGCCGATATGACATCCATCGTCATCGTTGTAAACGAGCCGCTGGTCACTCCAAACACTGGTATCCAAGTCCCCTCCTCATAGTCATCAAGGACCTCACTGCTCATTGAGCCGCTGCCGTCAGACGTAGCCCCGAAATCTATGCCTACCCCACTAGCCGAGGCGACCAAATCACCGCCCGTCCCTATGGTCCACTTGTTATTGCCGCCGACATAAAAACGAATTGGTACGCTGCTCGCCGAACCCAAGCCAACGCGACCGCCTCGCATGTTAAAAAATGCTTTGTCCGAATTCGTTGACCGCTCAATCTGAATGCCACCGTCATTGGTCGCATCGCTATTATCTTTGACGTGAATGAGCGAACCCGGCGAGGTCTGGTTGATGCCGACCCGGCCAGACCCATCTACCCGAAACTTACTGGTGTCATCGTCGCGCACATCAAACAAGTAGTTGGGTGCTGACCCAACCACGTTGACATACATTGGGTTTTTGTTGGTCGTCTCGACGACAAGCGCATTGTCTTGGTCGTTGGTCAGTGTGGTTTTGCCATCAGCCTCAAGCGTACCAACTGATATGCCCTCAGCTGATTGAAACGCCATTGACCCCAGCATCCCGTTCATTGGAACCTCGTTGGGTGCCGTTCCGACGTCTGGGATTTCAAGGTTTGCCTTGGCACCATCCAAGGTGCTGGCACCAGTTCCACCTTCACCAATCTGAGTAGTTCCTGGGGTGACCTTGACGTAGGCACTGCCGTTATACACTGCACTGTCGCCTACTGCATAACTGATAGAAAGATGCGTGAAGGCCGTATTAACAATGTAGAAGTCTCCCTGAGTCGTGCTGGTCAGATCAGACCCGCTGTCAGCAGTGCCAACAAAGTTGATTCCGTTGGTGACACTGTCTGGGAGCTGGTCTGGGTTCAGCTTATTGTCGGAACCCAGGGTGGCTATTCCGTAGGTTGAAAGGTCGCCTGCAAAAGAGGTTGCGATGTCAGCCTTAACATTTCCCGTGGTGATCTTTTGGGTGCCGTTAGTGCTGCCATCTATAACGAAGTTTGAGTCAGCAGCGAGTGTCGTCGCTGTCTTGCTCAGATCTTTAATGCGTGTAGTTGCCATGTCTATTCTGGGTCAGGTGCGTCTTCCTGTAGGGTTAAGAAAAATTCTTCAATATCTGTTTGCAGGAACATGCCATCGTCATCGATGAGGAAAGTTCCCTCAACAACAGCATCGCCACTAGTTGTGGCAATCGATGGTAGCCCTAGGCCTAGGCCGATCATACATCGTAGGCAGTGATTTCACCTGAAACGACCGTGATGGACGTAGCTCGGCAGCATCTCCAATAAGATCCCGCCTGGAGGTTGACCCCCGTAAGGCTACCAAGGCCTGAGCTTGTGACGTTCAAAATGGTTCCAGAGTGTGCAAATACCCAGGAGAAGTTTCCGGTGATGGTTCCACCCCCTGATTGGTATTGTCCGGTGTCAGATCCCAAGCTTCCATCTTGGCCAACTCTGACTGTTCTGTATTTGTCGGTAGTATCGACTCCCGTTATTAATGCAGGCATTTATAGTTTAGGTGTTTGTCACCTAGAGTAAAAGAGCTAACTAATAACTCGCTACCTGTAGCCGGGTCGTTTGACCCTGCTGGGTATGAAGCTTTAATAGCTCATGATCTAATGCTCCTCGGGCGTCTGATTCTGCGACTCTCGCTCTATCCAACTCTCCATTGTGCCGCAAATAATCGGCATAGGTTCCGCGGATGAGGTAGTCGGTAAAAATGTCTGGGACAGACACTAGGTCCCAGTAAGTAGGCTGTGCAGTTGGGCTATTGTCAGACCCACTAGCAACAGATTGATTCGCGGTGTAGAAGTTTCCCGCGCTTGTGTCATACACCTGGTCTCCTGCCACGTATGAAGAACTCGAAGAATATCTTTCTCCTGTCCATGTGGGAGGAAGTTTTCTGAACAACACAAACACTGTTGCGTTTGACTCAGCTATCTGAACTCCGTTTTCGCTCAGATACCAAGTGAGGTCCTGATTATCTTGGTTTGATTTGGGCGATTTGTTCCAGACCGCGAAAACCTCTGACATCTCTGTCTGGCCATCTTGGTTGAGAGCAACATAGTTGCCTTCAACACCACCAGATTGCGTCACAGTTCTTTCCTCTGTTACGCAGACGTCTGGCCATTTAGCAGCCTGCCAAGCGAACTTAACTCTCCTGGATGCAAGATCTCTGAAGAGCCTCCATTCAATGGTCGCCAAAGTAGTGCTATCGATCCCCGACAGGTTGAGGACCTGGTTAAGCAGTTGGCTGTATTTGACAGGGCTATGAGCCATATCCTACCTGGGTCTTCCCAGTGCCACCCGACTTTACTTTTAGCTCAGGATTTTTCTCAGAGATGTATTTGCGGAAGGAAGGATCTTTCCAAATCTCCTTGCCCTCTTTGCGGGTCCACTCATGGTAGACCTTGGAATCCACCTCCATGATTGGCCTGCCTATGCCGTCAACCGATTTGCGGTTCTGGTTTTGACGAGCAATCTCGCGTTGTCTAGCAGCAGCTTCACCATGGCTTTTGTGGTAGCCTTCGTAATGCTCCCTGGCCAGTTTGTCTCTGAGTTGTTCTGAGTAGTCGGACATGTTTTTTAAATTGGCCCCGGAAATGGGGGGAGCCACTCAGCTCCCCCCGCGTCCGAGGGTTGGTTTTTGCCCCAGTTACCCAGGGCAAATTCTATTAGAGGGCAGGGCTGAACTGACCCAGACCGATGGGGTTGCGAACCTGGAGGGCTGCGCGACCTTCGATCAGGAAGCGTTCGCCGCCACCTTTGTCTTCAAAACGCTCGATGGTTGGTTGCTTGTTCACGCGGAGATCAATCTTGTCCATGTCGAGCAAGTATCCGCGACCAGCCTCCTGAGAGGAGCCAGCAGCGTTGTAGCCAATGAAGTTGTCGGCAATCACTTCAACAGAACCAAAGTCACCATCGAAGATGGTGGTGGTGTTGCTTATGCGGGTGCCGTCACCGTCGTAGTTCAAGTTGCGTTGGCTGTATCCAGCGGTTGCAATTGTGCGAGTGAAGTCCGTGAATGCGCGTCGCAGGGTTGCGTCGGCAAACAACTTGTAATCACCAGTCATGCCAGTTGCAGACCAGATGGTTTGCAGCATGGTCTGAATGTCGGACTCAGTAATGTCAGCAGTGGGGTCACCGTTGATCTGGCCGGCCGCAGGACGGAAGGCAGCAGGCACTTGGTGGCCACCGCTCTGAGCAGCGATGTTCGCAGTGTCACGAATCCAGATGCCCAAACCGCGAAGCAAGTAAGGGTTGGTTCCGTCATCGGCATCATGCTCTTGGTCAGAAAGCAGGGTTGCTTCCATATTGCGGACCAGCTCGACGCCAGCCTTAGCAGAAGCTTCTGCAATTTCATTTCCAGAACCGAGGCCAGCAACGTCAGACACTTCCTGAGCCAAACGCGAAACCTGATAGGCTTTGCGGAAGGTTTGGAGGTAGCTGGACAGCAGCGCACGACTAGCAGCGTGGTTGTCATAAGACGAAACGTCTGTGCCATCAACCGTTCCACCGAGAGCAGGGGCCGCATACGAATCGACAGGCCATGAGATAAATGTATTCTGCGGGGTGGTTCCTTTGTTGACGAGACTCATGAAAGGCGTGGCCTTTTCATCGACTCGCGTGATGAGGTCTAAAAGGTCTTCTCTTTTTGCGACCTGATTAATTTCAAACAGCATTGCCATGGTATAATCCTTTTGTTTTTAGATTTTAGCAGCAGCTCTAATCCAATCTTTCAGACCATCCCTAGAACCTGATTTGTAAACCCTGTCTCTGGCTGACTTCATCTTTTGCTCCGAATCGCTGACAGCAGGCTTGGTAGCCGCTGGTCTCCCTGGTTGTGGAGTTGGATCTGGGGTCCTACTTTGCTTGGCTCCCTTTGCGGCCTGCTCCTGTTCTACATAGAAGCCGACCAAGGCCCGTGCTAAATACAGGTCCACATCCTGGAGGTTTTTAATTCCAGGGTTGGCCTGTTTGACCTGATCCACCCACGCCCTTGCTGGGTTTTTCGGATCGCGCAACCAAGGGTATTTGGTTACAGCGAATTCAAAAGATCGTGCCTGCTGCTCGATTTGCTTTCGTCTTTTCGGAATGTCTGACTCGCGGCTAAATTCTGCGTTGAGTGCCAAGTCTTCCAACCATGCCTCGACGTCTTCAGGCATGTTCTCCCCTACTCTCTGTTGGATTTCTTTTTCAACAGAATCAGGGTCACGCCTGTAGCGACTAAGGCTACGTTTTGCCCATCGTTCAGCAGCTAATGCGTCATCCTCAAGCCTCTCCAAATCATCGAAGGTGTCGGCCTGAGATACCATTTCAGAGATACTACTTTCCTCTTTGGGTTTCTGGGATTGCTTCAGCTCATATTGTTCCTGACGCATCTCATGGAGTTGTTCTTCCAACTCGCGTTTCTGAGCGGTCAGTTTGTTAATGCGCTTCTGCCACCCGGTCTCCCTCTGAGGGTCTTCCGGTTCTTCCTGAACACTCTCTTCGACCTGCTGCAATGCATCGTCTGGAGGTTCAGGTGCGGGTGTCTCTTCTGTGTTTGTAGGAGCGTCTTCTTGAGGTGTTAGTGATGCAGCTATTGCATCCCTCAATGCGTCCATGCCACCAAGTGGAGTCTCTTCCCCAGAGGCTTGGTTTTCCTCCGGCTTAATATCAGGATTGTCCATGCTGTTAACGGTCGCAAGCTACCGAGAAGTCAGGAGTTCAAGGCACCCCAGGGGCCTATAGTTAACCTCGGACAAGGTCAAAAAAACCGTCGCAAAGTTTATTTAGGTGTCAACCCCTATTTCTTCGTTGCTACGGTTGGCCGATTCAAAGATCGACTTAAACTCTGAATGCAGGTCTTGAATTGCAGCCAGTCTGCCAGCACAAAAATGCCTCTCTGAGTCATTAGCCTCGGGCAATGTAATCAGATTAACATCTGCTTGGGCCGCTTCATCCAAGATCCAGAAGATAGATTGTCGGACAGGGTGTTCTTCTGGCAGGGAGAAGGCCCTCAACAATTCCTCTGGGTATTCAAACGCTTGTTCAGGCATTTGGATTTACCCCCAATCGTCCGATCTGCTTATTTTGTTGTTGCATCACACTCATGTTAAGGTTTTGGGAATACATCTTCAGTAGCTCTTGGAACTGTTGGTCAGCCTCAAGTTGCTGTTGGTATTTCGGATTGTTCTGAATGATCTGTTGCAGGAACTGCATCTTAATAGCAGCCGCTGGGTCATTCTCGACCAGTTTGGAAGGCGAGTTACCAAGGGCCATGTATGCCACCTGAGAGTTCACCTCCTCAAACATTGCCTGACTAGCCTCTGCGTTCTGAATGACAAGCTCATCAGCCAATGACGGATCAATTACTTGGAGCTTTTTGCGAATCAACTTGGTGCGATCCACGATACCCATGGTGTCTTCAGGCAGCACGAACTGAGAAATCGCCTGAAGCTTCTTCTCAACAAACTCGTTGTCCAACTCGCGAACATCGAAATGCAGGTTGAAGTTGAAGTTATTGGGGTCCCTGGGGATAGGCTTACCAGTGCCTGTAACTACAGCGAACCTCTCGTCATCGTCGAATCTTTGGGTAAGATCCCACATGCGGTTGACGACGGTAGACATGTGACGCAACCAACGATGAACGTAGGCTTGTTGCCGTAGCTGCGTTTCTACAGGAGGCACAGCGGAATTAGGTCTTCCAAAGTATCGATCAGTTCTCACTTGGATCTGGTCCATGAGCTGGAACGCAAGGTCAGCCCCGCGCTTAGGTGTATCCATCCAAGAGATGTCACCTGGCCTTTGCTCAGACACTTGGACACCTGGGCCTATCTTAATGCGTTGACCATAGCGCAATGGGACGCGGAGAGGTGGAAGAGTATCAAAAGAAGATCTGTCAAACACCTGGTCAGCCTGGGCCTTATATTCAGCCTGCCATGTTTTCACGATCTCGCTGACACCCCTGGATTCAATAGGTGATCTGCGTGTTTTCTCGCGGGTAAAACACTCAAATGGGTAGGTGTCCCCTGCCTCTGTTACCAGCTCATGCTGTGCAAAACATTCTTCACCCTTCTCATCCTTGTGCATGTAAGGGCTGAACACAGTCTGGTAGATTCCAGGGTTGCCGTTCTCAGTAACTCGCCTTGAGTATGCATGAACAATCTCCACAAGGTTGCTTCGATCATCCAGCTTCTCACTGTT